GTTCTACAAATTCATCACCAATATCCCAATAGAACGGATGCTCCCAGTCAGGGTTAACCAAACTTAATAGTTTATTGATGTCACCATCTGCTTGTATAAGTAAATTCTCACGCAGCTTGGCTTTGGATTTGTAAAACTTGAGGTGATCTTTCATGGCAGTTTCAGTCAGTAAGTCTGAATTGCTAGGATCAAATATCGTATATTCTTTTTCATTGGCATACACCAGGAACGGTCTTTTGTTTGTTGCTGCCCAATACAATGCAATTTGTCGAGCTGCATCTATCTTTGGCTCTTTAATCGATTGCGTACTGAAACCGTAAGTGCCATCTTTTTTAAGTTTGCCACGTCTTGGTGGTAAGGTCTTGATCTCTACTACACAAAATTCATTTTCTAAGTCAGTTCGACCTAACAGGTCAATCTCTGTGCCGACATTGTAATATCGATTAGCTTCTGACTCGACTTCACCTTGCAATGCCAGGCTCTTAATACCTTTATGTAATTGGTGAGCCATCTTGTGAGCAATGGTTTTGTGGTATGCATGTTGAGCTTCTTCTTTTTCATCAAATGCTGGTTTGTAAGCATCAAGTTCTTCATCAACAACTCGTAAGTAATCTTTAAAAGTAATTTTAGTGTTTTCTATTTTTTCTGAATTGTAAGTCCAGATGATGTCAGCATACATTAATGCAATAGCACCACCGACTGCTACACCTAGTCTTGGCTTGGCAGTAAATTTAAATTTGCGTCTAACTTCTTGCATGCAACAAAAGTATTTCCATGCCCAATTACCTTCTGGCAAGTTCAACTGTGATGCTGAGTGATGATCGAAGTTCCATCTACCAAACAACTCTGCATTTGGTGATTCGATTAACTGTTTAAAGTCTGTACTAATTTGTGCGTTCATTTTTCTATCTTTGTTGATATAAAAACTAAACAAATAAGCTACTTTGTAAATAAAAAAAAACCCTTTTTGAGAAAAAATTTATTCACATACAGTTATTAAGCTCTAAATATCTATAGAACATTCATAGAAAATAATTGAAAAACTAATAATAATTAATAGTTATTTTTCTGGTGGGAGTAAGGCTCTGCCTTTTTGCATTGATACCATTTTTTTTGCTGCCATGATTTTAAAACCTTTAGTTTCACTATTGTAAAGCCGAATCATTTTGCCTTCAGGATCTTGGTAGCCATCTATGTATCCAATAAATTGTGATCCATCTTTTGTGGTAAATAAAGTCCAAGCATTACGTTGATCTTCCACTTTAAACGGCACAGATTTTTTAGTAATTACATAAACATACTCATCAAATTCACGGTTTGGATCACAAATAACATAAAATTTTGAGTTGTAATGCCATTCTTTAGGACATTTAACCATCCAGGTATAATCAAATGTTCTAACTGCTGTACTTTCAACACATGCAGTAGCTGGTACATAACGATCAGTTGGGGTTTCATAAAAACTACGCCAATCTAAATCATATGCCAAAGCAATTTCTTTAGCTTTCACTACTGACAAAGCTCGATGCCCATTAACAACTTTGCTAAAGGCTTCACGACTGTAATCTAATTTTTGGCATAAATCGGTTTGTGATATTTGATACCGATGTAGTACATTTTTGACAATCATGTTGCCGTCAAATGGTGTGCCTGACTCTGCTTTGCTCATAGTAATTGTATCCTTAGTGGAAAAACTACCATGTTTACTAAATGTAGTAAACCGTTCTATTTACAGACAGTAAAAGCTACACTAGCCTTGATTCTACTATGCTTTTAGAGGATTATCGGACATTAAATAACATGACATATCAGCAATTAGCTGATTTTTTGGAGATTAGTCATGCCACTGAAGCACTAAGATACTGTAAAGGGATTCGTTTTCCACGACCTGAAGTGTTTATCAAAATACAAATTAAGACGAAACACGCTGTCACAGCCAATGACTTTGTTGCCAAATACAGGGAGCTGCATGAGCAAGAAGTTCAACCTTAATCAATTTAGATTGGTCAAAGTTAAATGGCATGATCCATGTGACTTTGAAACAGGTTGGAATGATCTGAAGAAGGTCCAGGCTGCAAAGACTGAACCAGTGGTGTCAGTTGGTTGGTTAATTACTGATGAAGCTGACCGCATAGTTTTAAGTGCTGACTTTTGCAGTGATGGCACAACAGGCAGAGCCATAGCTATCACTAAAGCATGCTGTGAAAACATAACCACATTAGAAGTAGGTAAAGACTAATGCCATTAAATCCAGAGGATGAGTATGGTTGGTAATGTGACAAATCTGCACAAGCAAGGCAAGTGTAAGCATTGTGGGATTGCATTGTTTAGTTACGATAATGTCAGACGTTATGTGTGTGGTGGTTGTGAATTAAAGCACGATATGACTGGTCGGTTTGCACGCAAGGTCAATGACTATGTGCCATACATTCCTGAGATCAGTGATGAACGAGCTTTAATGTTATTAGAGAATCAAATCGATGATTTGAAACGTGAAGTATTATTTTGGAAAGCTAAAGCTAATGATAGTTGAGCTGGAGTGGTACGAATATAAAATGGCAGCTCAGGTCGGACTAGATCGTAAGGTGCAATCAATTTTAAATGGTCATAAAGATCGATATGGTAGCGTCTGGACACCCATATCAGATGTTGGTTGGTCAGTGGTATCGGCAGTGGCAGAATGTGCTGTAGCTAAAGCTCTCGGCATGTATTGGGATGGTTCAATCAACACGTTTAGTCGACCTGATCTTGGTGACTACGAGATCAAAGCACAGCTGCATCATAAGATTGATCCAAGCAAACATAGCAACTTCTTAGTTATCAAACCCAATGCACCTGATGACCTCTTGCATGTGTTAGTGCTAGTACATTCCAACACTAGGTATGAGGTAGTTGGATTTATGAAAGCTAGTGATGCTAAGGTAGCACGTTATGAACGCCAAGTCGGAACACGACCAAAGTTCTATGGCATACCAGCTAGAGATCTAACAGACATAAAGCTGTTGCCTAAATGAATCCATTAGATCGGTTTATTCGTGAGGACATCACCCCCCAGGCTAAGATAGTTTATATTTATCTAGAGAGTTTGTACTATCGATACGGTAAGTGTTTACCACGCCAAGCTACCATTGCGTCAGATTTAAACATCTCTAGGCGTACTGTTATACGCTGTATTAAAGAGCTACGGGATAAGGAATTTATTGTATCTAAACGGTTAGCATCAACGTGTCGTTACTTTCCAGTCAATGATGTGACACGATCTGTATATATTAATAAACAATATATATCTAAACTAGATATATCTAGACCAGATATATCTAGACATGATTTACGAGGGGGTAAGGTTAGATCTCTTATCCAATCCACTGCTAAAAATAACAACATCCATTACAGGTCTGCTGTGAAGCAGACCGAAGCAAAGCAAGCACGAGTGCCAAAAGCTCAGAAGGACAAGCTCTACAACTTTTTAAAAAACCTATCATCTGATCGTAAGAAACAGTTCTGGGATGATGTAATGAAAGGAGATAAGAAATGGCTCAAACAGTTTCCACAACTTGGTTAGTTGATGCCTTCGAAGAAGCAATAGCTACGGATCGTAAACTCCCAGCTGCATATAAGAAAGGTTACAATGGTATGAAGTTCGACATCAAGCACGATGTCACTGAACATAATGCTTGGGATAAGCAACCAACACGCAGTGCTGCATCGTCAAAACAAATAGCACGGTATGATTTCTTGCTCTATCACATCACACCATTGCTTGATACTACAGAACGTAAACTAGTTTGGTCCAGAGGTATGGGTATGCCATATGTACACATTGGAAAGAAACTTGGTATGCATCGACACAAGGTTAAACAAATGTACTTGGAAGTTCTAATTTATATTAGATATTTAGTTGCTTATGATAAATTTTTGTTAGACAAGTATGACAAAATCAAATAGTTATTTAACTATCATTTGCAAATCATTGTATTTGATATCCCTTCTTTGTTAAAAGATAATCCATCATGGTAGGTAAATCTCTTTATTCTAAACGATGCGGTGCGTATGCACGATCAACTGGACTCCCATGTAAAGCTAAAGCCTTACCTAATGGTAAGTGTCGAAATCATGGTGGGTTATCGACAGGACCAAAGACAGCTGAAGGTAAACTTAAATCATTAATGAATTTAAAATATGTCAAAGACAAACTTAAAAGAGAAGATCCCAACAATATTGGAGAAGCTCCAACAAGGGATACCACTATCTAAGATATGTAGTGACAAGACTTATCCAGCAGTCACAACTGTGTATTCCTGGATGAAAGATGACGATGATATTCGTAAAGAGATAGCTGATGCTCGACAACTTGGAGCATGGACTTATCTTGATAGTATGATGGAGCTGCTACAACAAGAGTGTGAACCACAAGCAGTACAATGGAATCGAGAAAGGCTTCACCACGCCCGCTGGATGAGCAGTAAACTATTAGCTGGTACATTCGGTGATAAGATACAGGCTGATGTTAAGTCAGATAGTAAGCTGACTATTGCATGGAGTACTGAAGCTGTACCTGAGATCAAGTAGGATCTCCCATATATTAAACGCAGCTGTATGATTACGCACACGCATCATCGACTTCGATAGATTGGAATGATACTAAAGTGCAAAGGATATATGGCAGCTTGAGGTACTACCTCAGGTTCTTTTAATAATTTATTGGCTGTATTGCTAGGACATGTAGAGGACTGCTGATCTTTTTATTATAATAACGCTAGGGATTCCGTCATAGGCGGTACTACTTTTTTTGAGAAAGCATACCCCCCCACACCCCGAAAAGCGGTGTGCGGTACATAGTATATATATTAACGGAAATTAATAGAACCACGCATGGATGAAGATTTAAAAGATCTACTAGCAATGATCGTTTACGATGAAACTAGCAAAAGTTTAATTATAAGCGTTACAGGCTTTCGTAATAATATTCACGGCAAAGATGTGTCTACTTGGATCTGCAACAACTTAAATATTGATCTGCTAGATATAGATGGCAAACAACCAACATTACACTAATGCAAATAACTATTCCGTATAGTCCACGACCATTACAACAAGACATACATACACAATTAAGCAAACATAGATGGGCTGTACTCAGTATCCACAGACGTGCTGGTAAGTCCGTACTGTGCATCAATGAACTAATTAAAAGAGCCTTAACTAACGACCAATGGAATCCACGGTACGCATACATCGGACCGACATACAAACAAACTAAGTCAATTATTTTTGACTACTTAAAATATTATGCTGGTGTCATACCTGGATCAAAGTTTAATGAACAAGAACTTAGTTGCACTCTGCCGAATGGAGCTAAGATAACTTTACTCGGTTCTGAAAATCCTGATAGCCTTCGTGGTAATTACTACGATGGTATTATCTGTGACGAATATGCTCAGATCAATCCACGATTGTTTCCTGAAATTATTCGACCAGCTCTATCAGATCGTAAAGGCTTTTGTTATTTTGTGGGTACACCACAAGGCATGAGTAATGATTTTTATGTTAAGTACCAACACGGTTTAAAAGATAAAACTTGGTACACCAAGATTGCCAAGGCATCGGAAACAGGCATTGTTGACAATGAAGAATTAGAAGCAGCTCTAGAACTCATGGGCAAAAATAAATACCGACAAGAGTTCGAGTGTGATTGGGTAGCAGCTTTAGAAGGTGCTATCTATGGAGATGTAATTGAGAAAATAGAAAACAAAGGTCAAGTTGGTAGAGTACCGTATGATCCAACCTATCCTGTTAATACTGCATGGGATATTGGGATCTCGGATAAGACGGTTATTTTATTTTTTCAACAAGTAGGTCGAACTATACAAATCATAGATTATTATGAAAATAATAACGAAGGACTGCCCCATTACATTAATGTGATTAAAGGCAAGGATTACGTTTACAAGAACCATTATGGACCACACGATCTAGAACAACGTGAGTTTACCAATGGTAAGTCCAGACGTGAGATAGCTTACGAATTAGGTTTACGATTTAAGATTGTACCTAAACTAAGTATTGAAGATGGTATTCATTACACGCAACTCTTGCTCAACCGTTGCTGGATTGACGTTGATAGCTGCAAGAAACTTATAGATGCCTTGCGGAATTATCATCGTAAGTTTAATGACACCTTGCAAGTTTTTAATATGAAACCAGTCCATGACTGGAGTTCCCATGCTGCGGATAGCATGAGATGTTTAGCTGTCGGCTTAGAAGAATTACGAGATGATAAACAAATAACCCAGCACACTGCTGATAACAATTATAACCCACTAGGATTACAATGAGTTCATTAATGAAAGCCCCATCGTTGCCACCACCACCAAAGCCCAAGGTGATGTTAACACCAATTAAAGATAAAAATTTAGACTCTGCTGAAGGCATGAAGAAAAAAGGTAGACGTTCAACCATCTTAACTTCAACCAGTGGTTTGATTAATGAAGATGACAATCAATATAACCCCTCACTGTTAGGATAACACTATGGCAAAACCAGGACTATATGCAAACATCCATGCAAAACGTAAACGTATTGCAGCTGGATCAGGTGAGAAAATGCGTAAAGTAGGCTCACCAGGATCACCGTCTGCTAAAAACTTTACTCAAGCTGCCAAGACAGCCAAGAAACCCAAGAAAACTTTATTAGGATAACAGCATGACTAAACCATTAAAAGGCAAACAAAAAAAACTTGATGCAAACAAAAACAACAGAATAGATGCTGGAGACTTTGCACTATTAAGAAAAAAACCAAAAGTAAAACCAAAAACTTTATTAGGTTAAAGAAAGGAAATAAAATGATTAAAAAGAAAAAGAAAAAACCTTACGGTAAATAAACATGGCTAAAGAGTTAACCAAACGACAAGTTAAAACTTTAAAAAAACATTCTGTACATCACACAAAAAAACACATGTCGTTGATGGAGAAATCAATGCTTGAAGGCAATACTTTTACAACAGCACATAAGGCAGCACAAAAAAAATTAGGCATCTAACATGGCTTTAAAAAAACACCAAAATCCATCAGGTGGTCTTAATGCTGCTGGTCGAAAACATTTTGGAGTTAAAGCTCCAATCAACACAGGCACGAATCCTAGACGAGTATCTTTTGCTGCACGTTTTGCTGGGATGCAAGGACCAATGAAAAACTCAGACGGTAGCCCAACACGGAAAGCCCTAGCTCTAAAAAAATGGGGTTTTGGAAGTGTGGCTGCTGCTAGAACTTTTGCTAACAATAATAAAAAAACTTAAACAAGGAAAAACTATGAGTGCAATAATAGGAAAAAAACCCAAGCCAGTAGCTTTGACAGCTATAAAAGGCTTACAAACTACAACTACACAAGACATAGCTCAAGATGTACAAAAAGCTAAAAAGAAAAAGAAGCCAGGACAATCTTCATTGATTGAAACTACTTCAGCTGGATTAGGTGGAGATGCCCCTACCTACCAATCAACACTACTAAGCTAAATGAAAAATAAAAATGCAGAGATGCTGGTAAATCGTTTTGCCACATTGCGTACTAATCGTTCTACTTGGGAAAGCCATTGGCAAGAAATAGCTGATTACATGTTGCCTCGTAAAGCTGACATAACTACCCAACGAACTCGTGGTGATAAAAGAAACGAAGTAATCTTTGATGGCACAGCAATTCATGCGTTAGAATTATTAGGCTCAAGTTTGCATGGTATGTTAACCAATGCTGCCTCACCGTGGTTTACATTAGCATATAAAAATACACAGTTAAGTCAGAATGACGAAGCTCAAGAGTGGCTAGATTCAGTTACCCAAGATATGTACACGGCATTTAACCGTTCTAATTTTCAACAAGAAATCCAAGAGCTGTACCAAGATTTAATTTCATTTGGTACTTCAGCTATGTTTGTATCCCCAGATGAACAAAATTCTATTAGATTTAATACTCGGCACATCAAAGAAATATTTATTGCTGAGAATGAAAAAGGTCAAGTTGATACAGTCTTTAGACATTTTACTATAAGTGCTAGAGCTGCGGTTAATCTATTTGGTGAAGCTAATGTTGGCTCAAGTATCTTTAATAAATTTAAAAAAGATATTGATGCCGATGTAAGTTTATTGCATGTCGTAACACCTAGAGATACTTATGATGCATCCAAAGAAGATGCTGCTAACATGCCATTTAAGTCATGTTATATAGATCCTGATGATGTTCATATGATTAATGAATCAGGTTTCCGTGAGTTTCCATACGTTGTACCCAGATATTTAAAAGCTAGTTATGAAATTTATGGTCGTTCACCAGCTATGAACGCATTGCCTGATGTTAAAATGCTTAACAAAATGTCAGAAGTAGCAATCAAAGCTGGACAGAAACAAATCGATCCACCGTTAATGGTTCCAGATGATGGCTTTATGTTGCCGATTAGAACTGTACCTGGTGGTTTAAACTTCTATCGTTCAGGTAGTCGTGATCGAATTGAACCATTAAACATTGGAGCTAACAATCCAATCACGATTAATATGATTCAAGATCGGCAGTTGGCAGTACAAAAAACTTTTTATGTGGATCAACTGTTAACCTCTCAAGGTGGCAACATGACTGCTACTGAAGTGTTGCAACGTAATGAAGAAAAAATGAGATTGCTTGGACCAGTGTTAGGTCGATTGCAATCAGAACTATTACAACCGTTAATTGAACGAGTGTATAATATCTTAGAACGACAAGGCGTATTCAGACCAGCTCCACAAATTTTAGCAGAGCAAAATGTAGAAATAGAATATGTTAGTCCATTAGCTAAAGCACAAAAATCAAGTGATCTTAATTCCGTTATGCGTGGCATTGAGATCTTTGGAGCTATGTCACAATTTGCTCCAGTGCTTGATTATCTAGACTCTGACGGTTTAGCTAAGTATGTACAAAATGTTCTAGGACTACCAGCTAAGATTATGAAATCTGATGCTGAAGTACAAAAAGTCAGAGAAGAACGACAACAAGCAGAACAACAAGCAGCCCAACAACAAGAGTTAATGCAACAAGCCCAAGCGGCTGGTGCAGCAGCTCCAATGGTGAAAGCTGTTAAATAAAACCAAAGGAGAAAACTATGGCTGATGAGCAACAAAATCAGGACCAACAAGAAAATCAAGAAAGACTAAATGAGTTAGTAAAAGATTATAAACTAACTTTTGAAAGTAAGTCAGGTGCAAAAGTATTGCAAGACTTACAAAAACGCTGTCATTTATTTACGACCACTAATGTTAAAGGGGATTCACATGAGTCAGCTTTTATGGAAGGTCAACGAGCAGCAATATTATTTATAACCAACATGTTGAATAGGAAAATATAATGGAACTTTTAGAATTATTAAAAAAAGCACGAGAACTATGGATGGCATTAAAAGCTAAATGGAAAACCATAACTATAGTTATTGCATTAATCTTAATTTATTTAATCATAACATAAGGAGACAACTATGTCAGAAGATCAGGTAACGGAAGTCGAACAGCAAAGTCAACCGTCTGAAACTACTGCAACTATAGAACCAACTACTACTACGGAAGCTAGTTGGAGAGATGCATTACCAGACGATTTAAAAAGCAACGAGTCACTAGGTAAATTTAGTGACATATCAACATTAGCTAAAAGCTATATCAATGCCGAACAAATGATTGGCAAAGATAAGATGGTAGTGCCAGGAGCAAATACTACTGAAGATGAATGGAGTGACATCTACGATAAAT